ATCTTTCCCCGATGGCCCCCACTTCCAGTTGCCTTGGGCAACCTACCCGTAAGGAGTTGCTATGCCACTGAAGAAGGGTAAGTCCCAAAAGGTTATCTCTGAAAACATTCGCCGCGAAATGGAAGTCGGGCGTCCCCAGAAGCAGGCTATCGCTATAGCTCTTCGCTCGGCTGGCAAACCACCGCCTATCAAGAAAGCCCACGGCGGGCGCGTCCACAAGTACGCAGCGGGCGGCTCTGTCAACGATCCTTACAACTTCCTCGTGGCGCCGGGCGTCACCTACGAACAGCAGTTTGCCAAGGAAATGAAAGAGAAGGCCCGAGCTCAAGCTGCCGCAGAAGCCAAATCCAAAGAAGGCTCTGCTGCTCCACGGGCGGGTCAGCCGCAACAAGAACGTAAACCAACCTACATTGATTTGCCAAGCCAAACGGGCACGGTCGAAGATCAGTTCCCCAAATTCAAACAGACGCGCCCGCGCATGCAGTGGACCGGTGACCCAGCTTCGTACGGCGAAACCACCAACGAAGCTGCTACCATGCGGCACCTGCTTTCTGGTCAACCGCCTCGCAACACTACCGAACGAAACCTCGCTCGCAATCTTGGAATGGCTTTCAAGAAGGGCGGCAAAGTAACTTCCAAGAAAGGCCCTAAAAAATGAAACGTGTAGCTAAGTTCCAAGAAGGCGGCGAAGTCCGGTCAGCTATCGGCAATGAACCTGTGGGCGCCCGTCTTCGTCGTGCGTTCCAGCAGGGTCCGTCGCAACGTCCCGCTCGTGAACCTTCAGGCACCCAGGCTGGTCAGCGTCCGACAGAAGACCGTGCGCGCATGGCCGCCGAAGCCGCCGTCGAGTATGATCGTGAGGAAGCTGAACGTGCTGCGCGCATAGAAGCCCGTCGCCAAGAACGCGCCAACCGTCCGAGCCGCATCACCAACGATCCGGTAGGCTCACGCATCACTGGTCGTGCGGCACCGCCGCCTGCTGCTCCTGCCCCAGCTCCTGCCCCAGCTCCTGCCCCGGCGGCACCACCACAAGGGAGTCAAGTGCAGCCTCCCTCGCGCACAGCCCCTGCTATGCCTGCTCAACGGTCTCGTCCGCGTTATTCCGAAGCTGACCGGCTAAACCAGATGGAACTTGATCGCATCGAGCAGGATCGCATCGACGAAGCTAGGCGTGGTCTAAGAGAAGATGCAGACCGTCGATCTAATCGTGGCGTCTTTGAACGTATGGGCATTCGTCGCACCAACGAAACGGGTGAAGGCGCGCCAAGCACCGGCAACATAGGCGGTGACATCCGTGCGCTTGGTCGGTTGCTTGGCTTTAAGAAGGGTGGCGCTATTAAGGGCAAAGGCATGCACATGATGCCTGACGGTTCCATGATGAAAAACAAAGACCACCCAGCCATGATGAAAGGTAACAAAGCTATGATGTATCGTGAAGGCGGCAAGGTCCGCCAAGGCATTCAGTCCCCGAAAGCACAGGAAGCTCGCGCGGAAATGGCCGAAGATGTTATGAAGCGTTCGATGCCAGCCGAGCCAAGGCGTCGTATGCGTGACATGATGTCGCCCGAGGAGCGCCGTGAATACGATGCGCCGCTGACCCCCCAAGAGCGTGAACGCATGCGTGAGTCGGGCTTCAAGAAGGGCGGCATGATCAAGCCAAAGACTGCCATGAAGAAGGGCGGCGCTGTCAAGGCTCCTGCCAAGAAGATGGCCCACGGCGGCAAGGTCGCTGCGCCTAAGAAGATGATGATGGGTGGCATGACGTCCAAGCCTAAGAAAATGATGGGCGGTGGTCGTGCGATGTATGCCAAGGGTGGCATGGCGAAAGGCAAATGCTAATGATGCGTTCTAATATGTCGAAGCAAGTGACGCAGGGGCCGATGAAGAAGAAGGCTGTCAAGATGCAGAAGGGTGGCATGGTGCCCTGCAAGGGTTGCCCGAATCCGGCTGCTTGCAAGAAGGCGGGCGGCTGCCTGATGAAGCGTGGCTAAGACCCCGTCCCGCGTCAACGAAGCGGGCGTCTACACTAAGCCCGGTATGCGTAAGTCCCTTTTCGAAAGCATCAAAGCTGGAGGTAAGGGCGGCTCACCGGGCCAGTGGAGCGCCAGAAAAGCACAGATGCTGGCCCAGCAATACAAAGCTAAGGGCGGCGGCTATAAGTCATGAAGGCCCCGCAGAAGTCGCTTGCCGACTGGACAAAACAAAAATGGCGTACTAAATCAGGTAAGCCATCAACCCAGGGACCGGAGGCTACAGGTGAACGCTACCTTCCAGAAGCTGCGATCAAAGCTATGCCAGCTAGCACGTACGCTGCGTCAACGGCTGCAAAGCGTAAAGCTACCAAGGCGGGGAAGCAATTCTCAAAGCAACCCACCCCCGCAGCTAAACTTGCCCAGCGTTTTCGCTAGGCCGTCTTGGTGGCGCCGTTAGAACGGGTACTCCGTGGGCGCGGTGTAGTTATTGACGGTCTGTTCCCAGATCGCCGAGCCTGCACCGTCACCGTGGAACTTCACTGAGATGCGGTTGTCGACCAACCACTTGTTCCACTGACCAAGGTCCTGCATCGCAGCCACTAGTTCGCCGGTCGTCAGGTAGGACTTCTGATCCTTACCTAAGCTAACCTTCATGAAGGACTGCTTAACAGCGTCCTGGTTCGTGTCTTCAGGGTAGAAGAAGTCGTAGCCGTAGAACTCGAAGCGCCGGAAGCCCATCACAAAAGCCAGCATTGGAATGCGGGTCGCCGAGCAAGTGCCTCCAATCACGACCGTGCCCACGTCGAAGGCAGCAGGTCTGGCTTTCAGGGTCGCGTTCGTGTGGGCATGCCAGCCATACAGTTGGGCGCCCTTCGCTTCAAGCACCTTGCGAACTGACGGGTGCGTCATTGTTGCAAACAAAAAACGATCCTGTGGCCCCACATCAGCGAATAGATCAGAGCGGATGATGCCGTGCGTGGACTTGCCGTCGACCGGGCGCGGGTCAAGAATGGCGGTCCAGTCTGGCTGGATGCCCGCTTTCTTGAGGACCGGCAGCGCATGCTTCACCGTAAAGATGATGCAGCCTTCGGACTGGCGGCGCTTGATTTCGTCCAAGAATTGGGGCAGGGTTGGTCCCGCGCTGACGAACAAAGCGGTTTTGGTGTGGGCTTGGTAGGTACCAATCCAATTCTGAAGGGTCTTGCCGTTCTCCGTGATGTGTTCAAGTTGTTCACCTTTGTCAACAGAATCGACCGGCTTGACTTGAAGGCGGGTTCGCAATTCGGGGGACGGGAAGCCTTCGCGCACTACGACGCCAAGCGAAATGGTTTGCTTCAGACCTGCGTAGCCGTCGCCGCTAGTGATCAGGCGCTTCTGGCCTTCGGCTTCCTTCCAAACCAAGCGCGGACCTTCGGGCGCCCCGTCTTCTTCTTGGGCAATCACATCATCGAACACGACGTAGGGCACGTGCGCCAAGTTAAGGTAGTCGGACTTGGTGGTATCGTAGGAGTGACCGCCGTCGATGAAGGCGAACGTGACTTCCTTTACTACTTGCCTGGAATTGGGCAGAGTTTGGAGAGTGTTACCTTTAATAAGGCTGTAGTCAAAAGTCAAGCCCTTCCGCGACATCAAGCGGCTGTAATTGTTCAAGCGATTGCTGACCAGCCACGAGTTGGCGTGGGGCTTGGTGTGGCCTTCGTGGGCGCGATCATTGCCATCCTCGAAAGTATCGAAGCCTACGTAGGACACAGACTTGATGCCGGTGGCGAAGGCGCATTCGGCCATCTGGATGGCGCGGCTCCCATTCCACGTGCCGATCTCGACGATGTTTGCTTTGCCGGTCGCCTTGACAGAAGCGGTCAGCAATTCACAAAGCATTTCGTAACGGGCCGGTGAGCCGAGTGCCGGGTTGGCAATGGTCTGCTTGTCCGGGCCCTTGTAGTGGATCAAGTAGGCGCCCAGCGGTGACTGGTGGAAGGCGTCCAGACCAAGCGCGCCCGCCGACAAGTCCTTCACCATCAAGCCGTGTGCGCGGTGCAACACCACAAGGCGGTCGAGGACTGCGTTGTCATGGGCTTTTTTGAAGTGGAAGGCTTCGAAGGAATCATACAGACCCCAATAGTCGGCTAACAGCGAAGCACCCTTGACAGTAGCCAAGTTGAAAGCAAACCACGAGCCTTCGCTTTCAGCGACCGACTTCCTGTACAGATAGGTCAGATGCACCTTGTCGTCAAAAAGTTGGTCGAGTAACTGAGAGTCGACGTGTCGCATGGTTTCGGTGTCGGCATCGACGAAGCCAATCCAGTCTAGGTCCGGCGTCACGGAGGAGGCCAGCGCCACGGCCTTGAAGCAATACTGAAGGGTTGGGCCGTCCTTAGCTTCGGTGCCCAGTTTGGCCTTCAGCTTCTGGAAGGAAGGTGTGGTTTCGAGGGCGCGGAAGGTTACGCCTTCATACTTGGGGAAGTCGCCCGTAACGTCGTGGTGCCAGATTTCAAGGGGGATGTCGGAAGGCCAGAACTTCTTGAAGGATTCGACGAAGCGACGGCCATAGGTTTCCCAGCCGCCAGGCCCGAGGGTCGTGATGATTTTAGCGCGCATTGTGATAAGCGTCCGTAAGTTCGTTGGTCCAAAAGTTATCAAAGGGCGTAGGCTCGCGGTCGACCATGCCAGCCACGGGCGGCCCATATGTGAAGTGAACTGCGTTGACAGGCACAGGCCTGTTCTGTTCTTCGAGAGCCTGAGCCGCTTCGGTTGTTGGGCTGTAGTTGGGAATCCAATGCCACGACTCCGACAGGTAACCGATGTCAGAATCTTCCAGCCAACCAAACGTATGCAGGTGGTTGCCAGAGGCTTCGTTCACCTTCTCGACGGTGGGCAGCTTGCTAGACTTAAGGTTCCACAGCATCAGGGCTGACCACATTTTGCGCTTGTAACGGGCTTGGACTTGACCATCCATCTTAGTGGACTTGCCGGGCTCGAAGCGGTGTGGTACTACCATGACCGTCTTAGAAGGATCAGCCTCTTGGAGCAGCTTATGGATGTCGTCGAGCCACAGCCAGTCGCAGTCAGTGAAGAGCGCCCAGTCAGTGATGCCGTCGTATTTGGCTACGATTGGAGCGAGGAAACGGGTGTGCGAAAACTGTACGCTGAATGGCTTGCCGTCGCGCTCGTCGGTGTAGGTGCCGTCCTCATTGATACGCCATGGACGGTCGAAGAGTTGACGGCGGCGCAGGTCGATGTGTTCTAGGTGCTTGATGTCGACAGGCTTAGAGGCGTGGGCTCGGACAGACGCCTCGGTAACCCGCAGTGCATCCTGTTCGCGGTGATCCACGCCAATGTAGTAGGCAAATTTAGACATGCCCTCAGCATACCCGAAGCCCTGTCTGCTGTCAAGAATTTAGTTAGGCTACTGCCGGTCGCGCCAGCGGGCTTCTTCGGCAATACGGGCAGCTTCACTACGCGCCGGGACGCGGGTCTGTCGCGTAAGAACTTCAGGATTGCCACGTCCTAGCAGGTCTTCCTGGGCGCGGCGCACAATAGACTGCTCGTTGATTTGGACCCGAGCCTCAGGCCGCTTACCTTCTTGTTCGCGCACGATTTCTTCTTTACGCTTCTCGTAGGCAGCCATGTAACGCTCAACGTCTTGGTCACGCCCGTTTTGTTGGGCTTCCAGGGCGCGCAACACATAACGGGCAAGCTCAATGTTGGCACGTTCGGTTGGGTCCTTGTTAAGATTCTGAAGTTCTTTGATGCGGTTAGCACCACGACGGATGTCAGCGAACTCAGGTGGCGCAAAGCCTATAGCTTGCTGAACAGCGGGAGGCACCAAGCCCGACGCACTTGCTTTGCGTACATCGTCAGGCGTAATGATCTTTCCACCCCGCTTGGTCCACTGTTCTTCGTCAATGGCAAGCTGGCCCGCCTTGATTAAATTGGCAGCGGCAGTCGGCATAAGCGGGAACGAATACAGCATACCATAGACGTCGCCCTTCTTATAGGCGTCAACGAAGTCCATGGCGCGAGTGCCGAAGCCACCGACCGGGCCAAGCAAGGACAGGACATCCCACTCCGACACGGAGCCTTGTGGCAGTGGGTCGATCTTGAGGCGGCTGTTCAGGCTAATGCTACCTTGGGCGTGAGGCAGACCATAGCTAAGAAGCGAAGCTATGAAGCCACTGCCAAGGAACCGTTCAAGTTCTTGTTCGAAATCCACAGGGTCGTCAAAGGCTTGCTTCATTACGAACTCAATGAGTTCACGCATACGTTCTGCCAGCGGAAGCGACCAGACCCCGGCCAATCCAACTTGGATGGCGGTCATGGCTGCGAATTGAAGGGCCGCTGCTTTGGCCATTTCGGGGTTGCCAGTCTTCAGGCCACGGATAGTTTGGGCGGCGCTGCGGGCGTAGATTTCCATAAGCTTAAAGACGGGTGACATGAACTGCGTCATGACTTCAGCAACGGGATGGAAGCGTTGCACTAGCGCACGGTCTTCCTTTACGGAGCGGAAGTTGGTATCGCTAACTACGCCTTCAGCATAATCGTAGGGAGTCCGGTATTCGCGGTTGTCGAGGCGTCCCGCGCGAGCCATTACTTCCGGGCGGGCTTTCGCTAGACGGTATGCTGCCAAGAATGCAGTTAGGCGGTTTGTTTCATCGACGGCGGATAGGAAGCGACCGGACAAATCAACGACCTTGTTGGCGCCTTGAGCAATTGCTGTAGCGTCCTTGTCAGCAACGCCGGTATTGCGGAAGTCAGCAGCCGAAATAGAACTACGCAACTCGACAGCCTGCACTGGATTGATGCGGCCATCGCGGACAGCTTTCTTAATAGCAGTAGCTTCGTCAGATGTCAATACTCCACGATCTATCAAGCTCTTGGTGTAGTTGAGTTCCTTGCCCACAGACTTTGCAATGTCTAAGGTGCCATACACATCGCGGGCTGCGGACAGGGCGTAGCGTGTAGTGCCAATGGCTCCGCCCCCGTCGCGCAGCAAGCGTGGCACCAATACGGTAGGGTTCTGCGTGAACTGAATGACTGCCGTACTAAGATTGAAGCCCAAGTAAACGAAGAACGCAAGCGCGCGGCCCGTGCCAAAAGCTTCCGTGGGTGTGGACGCATAGTTGTATACATCATTCCAGTAGGCTTTCTCTTCGTTGCTATAGCCTTCAAGCGACCTGTTGAAGTCGTCACGCACGGCGCGCCTAGCCTGCATGCGGTTGGCAGCAATCAGGTAGTTGGGGATGGTTTCGCGCACGTAGTCAACGGCGTTCTCAGGAACCACGGCCCGCAGCAGGTTGTTGTTGCGACGGAACATACTGTCCATCTGCGCTTTGTCGATTTCCTTGGACATCCGCGCAATAACCTGCTTAGCTTCCTTGCCACTTACCTGGCTGAGTTGCTGCATATAGTTGGCAATGAAGTCGCCGTCCCGACGGAGGTTATTGGCGTCTTCGTCCCTTGTGGCTTCCATGCCCCGCTGCATGACATAGTAGCGTTTGCTGTCAGGAAACTCTTCACGCAGGCGCTGGATGGCGATGGCTTCGAAGTCACGTTGTATGCCAGCTTTTTGGCGGAGTTTGCGGACGCCCCTCACGGGATCGAAGAAGTAGATACGGACTGGCTTTTCTTTGCCGCCCGGCTGGCGTTCGTAAGCCGCAGCAAAGTGGGTGCCGCGCGCAATCTGAGGAATGTAGAACGGATTGCGAAGCCGGTTGTAGGATTGCATTGCAGCAAAGCCTTCAGGCGAGGCAGCGCGCACTTCGTTGGCAGGCATGTCAAGTACAAGACGGTCGCCCTTGCGTTGCTGGAAAGCTTCGAGGCGCGCACGGTCCTGCGGGTTGGTAGTTCCGTTAGGATTGAAGTATTCGCTTACGTAGGCGTCGATCACGTAGTCAAGCTGGCGCTGAGTCGCGGCAATGACGCCGTCCATCGCCGCATTTTCTGCGGTGCTGAAGTTGCCACGATTCCAGTCGCGCCGGTTGACGCTGGCATCCTGAAGAGCAAGGATCATGCGAGCCTGGCTTTCGGCAGACATCTCAAGCATGGGGCCGTAGAGCGCGGTGACGTCGCTCAAGCCTTGGTGGTTACGGACATAGTAACGGTCCATGCTATCAGCAGATGCTTTGTATATAGGTTGTTTGCCGAAGAATGCAATAGGTGATGCTAAGACCTTGGCGAAAGTGCCAGCGCGGAAACTGTCGTTGTACTGCTGATTAATTCGCGCTTGGGATTGCCTCAACGGCTCGTTCCTAGGTGGCGTGAACAGCGCCTCTTCAACAGTTTCAGTGGGTTCGCCAGCGCCGGATGCAGGGTCGGCAGCTCTGGCTGCAGCGGCAGAAGTCGTGGCGGGCGTAGGACCCACAGACGGCACTGAACCACGTGGCGGCGGCGCAGCAGCAGGCGCAGCAGCGGGCGCAGCAGCAGGGGCGCGGCGCGTGATGAAGTCGTTGGCGATTTGATCGCGGGCTTCTGGCGTAGGGGCTGCCGAAATTTGAGTCGAAAAGTCAACAAGTTCGGGGCGCGTGAAGGGGCGCTGGCGAACAGCAGCTACGTTGCGGGCTTGGGCTACGACAGAACTGCGCGCTTCAGGACCGGCGTTCAGGGAGTAGCCGCGCCACAGTGAGGGTTCGTCTAGAGGTTGTTGGGGCGTAGGAGCTTCACCAATGCCGGGGCGCTGCACCATTTCAGGAGTTGGTGTACCAGTCGCGAGTTGTTCATTTAGGGCAGCTACTTCAGCTTGGGATTCGGCGGGAGTTGGTGCTGGGCGCGCAGTAGGCGAGGTGTTGATGCCGTAGGTGCGGGGTGTCAGTTTGCGTAGATAGCCCGTGTCAACGAGACCGTCGAGTTGTTCGGTGATGGATTTCAGTTCGGTCTTGGATGGCCTGCCGGGATCGACGTCTCGCACCGCAAGGGCAGAACGGGCGACTTGGGTCGGCGTGAACGAGTTCATATCTAGGTTGCCCAGTGTCTGGGCTTCACCTAGATTAGTGAAGAAGTTGGTGGCCTGCGCTTCACGGTTGATAGGCAGCGCGGCTTCAGCTTCAGAGGCGGGCGCGGCAGGCTTGCCTACGAAATCGTCAATGGCCTGTTGGCGGAGGTTGGTGGTGGTCTGTTGCCAGTCGGCCACGCGGGCTGCGTTGACAAAAGCCTGGGCAGCTTCGGGCGTGGCAAGTGGAACAGGTGGCGTGAAGCGCGGGTTCTCAGCAAGGAACGCTTCGGTCTCAGCGACGGAAGCCAAAGGCTGCGGGCGTTCCGGTAGCGTAATGGGTTCGAAGCGTGGGGCAGCGGGAGCAGCGGGCGCGGGACCTTCAGGAGTCGTGGCAGCTTCGGCAGCCGGAGCGCCAGCTTCGGGAGTGGGGGCAGCGGGGGCGGGCCGGGCACCAAAGGCCCCACGCGCAGCACCGCCAAGGACGCCGCCAGCGATTGCACCGCCAAGACCAGCTTCAAGGTATTCACGGTTGGCTTCAGGGCCGGTGACTGGTAGGTCAGCTTGGTAGCGTTCGATTCCGGTCTGCACTACTTCGACCGGAGGTTCAGTTACAGCACCCACGCCCGCACCACGAAGTAGACGCGGAACTAATGCACCTGCTGCTTCCCCCACGGGGCGCCCTAGGAAACGCGCGGCGCCAAGAGTGAGAACATCGGCGGCGCTTTCAAGAGCGACTTGAGGAACAGCGGCAGCGAAGGCAGCACCGGGGTTGGGAATCTGTGTAACTTCAGCAGGCGTCACGCCTAGACGTTCAGCTTCTACTTCGATCTTACGCTGGATGTTGGAGCCTGCTGTCGGCAAGTAACCAGCTAGGCCGCCGCCAATGAAACCGCCAACAAGACCAGGCAGACCGGCGCGGGCACCAAGACGCGCACCAGCTAAAGCACCGCCAATGGCTGTGGCAGTTGAGGGAAGCGAGCCCGTTATAATTTCAGCGGAAGCGCGTCCAACGTCGCCGGGACCTTGTGAGTCAAGAATTGGTGTGCGAAGAGCTTGAGGCTGAGAGACTTCCGCTTGAAGGGCCTGTTCGATGCGGCCTTGTCGCCCAAAGTTTTGGAGGCTGGGTATGTTAAGGGATTGGCCTAGGCCCTCGGCTGCTGAATATAGTTGGCCTCGGAATTCGTCAACGGCGCGGGAAGCGCCCTGCGTGATGGAACTGCCCAAGCCTACTTGGGTGCGCCGCCAGCTTTCAAATTCCTCGGGGAACGCAGACCGAAAGTATTCGCGAGCGCGGGCCTGCACTTGACGTTCGACGCCAGCAGGTCCCTCGATCTCTACGATAGTGCCGTTAGGCAGAGGGACTTGGTAAAGCGGCATTAGCGTACCGCTGGTGCCGGCGGGGGGAGTGGGCCAGTCAACGGAACTGGAATAGCAGATGACGGAGGTGCTTGTGCGGGCTGTGCCGGAGGTACAGGTACCCCGCTTTGCCTTTGTTCGTTGGCCAACATAATTTCTTGGATGCGGCGATTTTTAAATTCTTCGCGTGCTACTCGGCGACTTTCTTTTGCTGCTGGAGTATCAGGCATGCCGGGTGTCGGATCAGGGTGTTGACGGCGAGCTTCTTGTTCTGCTTGATTGACGATGGTCGCGTATTGAGCGTCGGTCAGTCGGCCACGCGCACCGGCAGTAGTGGCTATCATATCAGGACGGCGACGGTAGTATTCGGCTTGAGCTTCGCGAAGATTGCGTGCGGAAGGATCGCGCAGTTGTTCTTCCTTGAGGCGAATGGTCTGGTCGCGGTAGCGGGCTTCGGCTTCAGCGCTGGCAGCTTGGCGAAGTTCTTGCATGCGTTCGCGTTCGCCAGTGCGTTGCGCTTGCAGGCCCGCGCCTAACATGGTGAAGAAGTTGGGGCTGCGAGAAGCGAGCATGCCCGCGCCAATGTCGCCAGCAGATTGCAGACCGGGATTTTCAAGGCTCGCGGCAGTGCTTTGACGGAGACGATCCAATAGGCTTTGGGGCTGGCCAGCCGCAGCAGGTTCTGGCGCTGGCGGCATGGGTTCTGGCGCAGGGGCGGGAGCCGCAGCCATTGGACGCACAGCAGACGCGGGCGCGGCGGCGGCAGGGGCAGCGGCAGGGGCAGCGGCGGTTCCAGGGGGTGCCGGGCGTTCGGACGCAGCAGCAGGAGTTACGCTGCCTGGGCCACTAAAAGAATTATAGAGACGCTCGACTAAGGCGCCAGGTAACGGATTTACTCCGCCTAGTTGCAAGGCGTTGCGAAGGGCACTAAGATAGTTAGAAAGGTCCGCCATGATTGTGTTCCTAATTGCCGCCAGTTGCCGGTTTGAAGAGGCTGCTCGCCCAATCCCATACGCTTGTACCAGCTTTGATGACGCCCGGAGCTGCCGCCACTGTACCAAACACTTGGCCGAGTACGTTCGGGCTGGGTGCTTGAGCGGTGCCTGTCGAACCAATGCCGAGTGTAGTGGAGCCTAGGCCGAGTGCGCCGCGTAAAGCTTCCATACCGCGCAATGGATAGTCGCGTTGCTCTTCGAATTCCTTGCGGAGGACGTCGAGGTTGGCTTGCCCCAGGGCTTGCTGGGCACTACCGATTTGCAGTAATGGACTATATTCGGTGCCGAGGCGGCTGCTCGTTTGAGCGAGGCCGGTCGTAAGCGCACCAAGCGCACCCTTGTAAAGGTCGGGGATATTGATTTGGTCTTTGCGGAACTGATCAAGAGCTTGGTTGTAAGCTTTGGAGCGTTCCAAAGCGGAGACCTCGGCGATGTTGCGCTGAGTGCCGCGCTCCAGTTCGGACTCCGCGATGGCTTGACGTGAGCCGCCGAAGGAGCCGGTGCGCGCGGACTGCTGACCCAACTCAAGGCGTTTACGGGCGGCGCGTTCTTCGATGTCGCGGATCGCCGGGTCAAGGACCGCCTGCGTGTAAGGCGACATGTATGCTTGGATGTCGGTTTCGGGCAGGGTAGTGGCAAGGTCACGGGACCTTAAAATAGCTTCCGAAGTCAAGCCTGGAGTAAGCGCGCCTAATGCACCCGAGGATGAAGCAAGATTTCTGGCCGCCTCAAAGGCCGCAAGTTGGTCGGGCGTGAAGCCTGCGACGCGAGGAATAGGCACGTATTCTTCATCAGGAAACCCGGCTATACCGGCTGCCGCGCTTGGCGGGGCCATGGGCGCACCACCGCTACCCGGTCCCATGTCAGAGTAGATGATGTCTCCGCTGCCCGGTGGCCGATAGTCGCCACCACCCACCTTGTTCAGTTTTAGAATTTCTTCGATATCGAGGGGACGCTGCGACATTTCTTGACCCCCTGGAAGTGCCATGGGCTGTTCGCGGTAAGTGGGGGTTCCGGGCACACCCACAGAAATGCCAAAGGGCCTGTCGCGGAAACCAATATCAGCTTTGAATGTGTCGCCACCGCCCGGTTTCATTTCAGGGGGTAAGTAGCGAATCATGCCACCGCCGCTCTCCGGTCCCATGTTAACAGGGCCAGCGGGAGGCGCAAGCCCCCTGCCCGGTCCCATGTCAGTGATCTCGCCATACGGGGCCATGGGCGCACCACCGCTACCCGGTCCCATGTTAACAGGCCCACCGCCCGTGCCCGGGCGTCGCATTACATATGGGCTGTAAGGTTCGGCAGCAAAAGCTTGAGCGCGACCCAGCAGGTCACGACGCGCGGCTTCTACGTCAGGAGGGACGGATGGCGTTTGCGTGGTGGTAGTGGTGTTGGCGCTAGAACCGATACCCAGCAAGTCTTCAAACCAGCCCATTAGCGGAGACTCCTCTTAAGAATGTCGCCGACCGGCAGCGGACGTGCTTGCTGTCTGGTGTTTGTCTTGACTTGGCGAACTTGCTTGACTAGATCGTAGAGGCGACGCGCGCCTGCATTGGAGGAACCGTCACCCATCATCGAAACGACATCAGCGGGTATTACGAATTCACCGTCTGATAGCGCGGCTGCCCGGCGTCCGCCTATAGAAGTGGGGATCAGATCGTCAAGACCACCGCCAGGGCCGATGGCAATTTTACCACCACCTTGCAGAGGAATCAAGCCACCTTGCGCGAAGGCTACGAGGCCGCCTTGATAATAGCCACCGCCATCACCTCCACCGCCATCACCTCCACCACCACCGTCACCATCACCGCCTCCACCGTCACCATCGCCACCGTCACCATCGCCACCGTCACCGTCACCGTCACCGTCGCCAGCATCTGAATCAGCATCTGAATCAGCGGGTGAATCAGCGGGAGCATCAGCGGGAGCATCAGCGGGAGCATCATCGGGAGCATCAGCGGGAGCATCATCGGGAGCATCAGCGGGAGCATCATCGGGATCATCAGCGGGAGCGGCAGCGGGAGCAGCAGGAGGTGCGGTAAGGCCTAGCAGATCAGAAAATCTATTTAAGGCTCCTATGAAATCATCAGCTAGCCTATCAAGATTCTCTTGAGTCTGAGCAGCTTTTGCATCCCTGCCTGCTTGTGTTTCAGCCAAAGAAGCAGCGGGGGCGGCGGCAGGTGCGGCAGCAGCGGGTGCAGCAGCAGGCGCAGCAGGAGCAGCAGCTTCATCATCAGGTGCAGCAGGTGCAGCAGGTGCAGCAGGGGCAGCAGCAACGGAACTCATCATTGAAGAGATGGCGTCAGCTAGTCCAATCTTACCTTCTGAAACATCCCTACCAAGTGCTTCGGCCATAGCCGCCAAATCAGCAGGGGAAACATTAATGCCAGTAACAGAAGCAACTTGTTCTGCCATGGTGTTCAATGCTTCAGACGGCGTTGCCTTACCTTCAGCAACATCGGCGGCAAGACCAACGGCGGTTGTGCTAAATCCGCTAGGGTCAGAGGGTGCATTCACATCATTGCCGCCGCCGAGGTCGAAAGCGGTTAGGCCGCCGGTGGCGGGGGCGGAAATGGGTTGGAACGGAGGCTGTTGTGGGGGTGGCTCGGGAAGGTCTTCGACAATGATGCCGGAACGGTCCAAACCAAGTTGTTGTTGGACTTTGTTTAAGCCTTCCATAGTTTCGGTTTGGCGCTGGCGTTCTTCTTTGGTTTTAAGCGCGCGGTCTTGGAGGAAGTTACGAAGCGCACCACCCAAAGTGTTGACTTGCGGGCGACCGGTTGCTGCACCAAGAGCCGTGCCCAAGGCGACGGAGGGAATGCCCGCCGGGCCTGACAAGACAGCAAGGATGGCGTCGAGGGCGCCAGGTGAATTCATCAGGGCTTCGAGGTCACGACTGAAACTGCCGGTGCTAGGTGAGCCTCCACCAGGTTGAGGAGTGTAGGTGCCACCGCTTTGATTGCCGATAACTCTTTGGCCAGGCCCTAGAGGTTGAAACGAAAAGCCGGGAGCGGGGATATACTCACCGTCGCCATCACCGGCGAAAGGGGAGGCTGCTACCGAAACTGCCGCCGACGGCGTAGTCATGCCTTGACGATTGGCAAAGAAGATTGGTGCAGCGCCGCCACCATAGCCGTAGGAAGTCGGATCAAAAGACGAAGCAAGTGGCGTGTATTCGCGGGCGCGGGCAGCGGTGGGCGCATAAAAGGTTTCGTCAGGAAAGCCCGCGAGGCCACCCATGGTCCTGACCAGGTCACCGCCCGGAGCTACTTCTAAATCGGGATTGAAAAATGTGTCTGACATTTGTGCCTCGTCCGTATTATATCATGGATTTCAAAGAAAATAAAGCTTAACGGACGTCGACGAAGTTGCTAGACTGGAGGGCCAGTAGCAGCTTGCCAACGACGTTAGTGAGGGTGGTGACCGATGGATTGGCCATGTCGACAGTCAAGGGTGCGCTGACGGTGCCCTGCACAATGAACTGGGGGCGAGACCGACGGCCCAAGTCGAACAGATCGCTTTGTTCAAGGACTTTGATGAGAGAGTTCCAGGCCTCGCGCGACGAAGCATCCCATTCCGAAGGGGGGTCGGGGAAGGTGCGGGAGGAAATGCGACGGCTCATCGCAGGCCATCCGGTTCAATTGCCATGCGGAATCGACCCATACGCCAAGGCAGGTTGGAGGAAGTTGAGGACTGGATTTGGACGGCAAACTCACGGCCACGTAGGCGGGTCGATATCTTTTGAGTAGAGCCGCTGACGGCGAAGGGTCCTTTGGTAGTGACTGTGCCGCCCGGATATTTACGAGCTTGCAACGAAATCTGAAGGGTGCCCGAGTAGGGCGTATTGTCAGATAGGTTGCTGAAGTCGGGGGCAAACTTGTTAGCGAACATGATGTTGTTGCCAGCATCTTGATTAAAGTAGGCGCCCTCTAAATTGGCGGCCATCACGGAAAGGTCGGCGGTATAGCCAAACTCTTGATAGTAGAAGGCTGCTGCTGACGGTCCGGTAGCTAAAGGGTATTCAAAGGTGCCGCTGTCTTCCCACGTAGTACGGTCCATGTTCCCAATAGCCCAGTGCTTTTCGGTGGTGTTGTAAATGACATAACGGTCGTTCTCACCATTAGGCGAAGCCAGGGAAGGGTAGAACCAAATGATTTCATCAAAAGTCGAATTGACGCCCGCGTAGATTTTGTCTGTGTAGTCTTTGTCAAGATTGTCATATATGTAACGAAGGACGGTGCAAGGCAGGGGTTGGACGCGTCCGTCGTATTGGTAGAACTGCCCGTTGTCTGACATCCAATAGAGGGTGCCGCGATACTCGACTGATGCGTTGCGAGAAATGACACCGCACTGTTCGCCTGCCGCAACGAAGCCGAAGACGTCATTGCCACCAATGTAGGATTGGATGTAGAGGTCCGAATCAGTCAGAATAGCTGTCTTATCTCGGAACCGATTGACGGCCCGGATTTCAGAACCACGGCTTGGCAGCGGGTAGTCGCCCGCGTTGTTGGTGGCGGTAGGCGTCCAATCAGTGAAGTCTTCTTGGGTACACCAGCGGATCAGAAGCGGGTCGTAGGAACCAACACTGTCGTGAGTTCCATAGACGAGGACATGCCGGGCTTCGGAGGCGACGCGCACAATCTGATTGACGGAGGGTGCGGCAGTGACAATAGTCATGCGCCCAGTGATGCCCGCGCTGGTATTCCAGTACATGAGGGGACCGCGCGAAGGAACAGCTAGAATGTCAGTGCCCCAAAGATCATCCGACCACAGACGAAGTGGGATAGCGTAGTTGGCGGTTGGGGTGCCCCAGCCAAAGTTGCCGCCCCAGAAACCATAGCCCCATCCACTCTGATAGACGGTGGATTGGCCGCCTGCCGGGTAGCTAAGGCCTATGGTGATGGCGCCGCCGGTTGCCGCTGAAGTGGCTGCCGCTGAAACGCCAACGTCAAATTCAAAGCTGTTGCTGGTAATGACGCTTACTTGATAGGTGGCAGTAACTGAGGATATGGCGTTGATACGGATGTTGCCACCAATGGTTGTGGCTGCTGATACGATTTCTACGATGCTTTCGTTGGTGAGGCCGTGCGCCGAAATAGATACGACGACCTTGGTAGAGTTGGCGGTAGTGGATAGGATGTTGGAAGTGGAGACCGTTGTCACGATGGGCGTAATGTTGTAGAAGGTCGACAGTTCGCTGGAGAAGGCGCCCGCATTGGTTCCAATAAAAGCGGCAGCTTCGCCAAGGCGATTGCGTAATGTATCGAGCAGGCGCGATACGCCAAAGATTTTGCCACTTTCGGAAGAGTCAATCAGAAGTTGCCAACCACCCATAAGTTCGGGGCGTCCGAAGCGAAAGCGGATTTTGTCGGCGTCGGTCCAATAGCCAGAAGCGTCGAGCTGTGTTTTCTCTTTGACGACGCCTGCTTTAAATTCTAGTTCGGTGAGCTTTTGGTCTTGGAGTGTTGCGGACATGGTTACTCGATGATGCGGATGTTTAGCGCATTGATAACGCTGACGGCAGCCGACACCGCGTTGACTTGAACTTGCAAGGTCGCGATCAGATTGACGCAGGTGGCTGACGTGCAGATGATTAGGTCAGGGCCGCTGCTGGAAAGGGCGGCGCCCGTACCCGTGTTCTTGATAGTGATGTTGAAGGCGCCGGAAGTTTGGCGGAGGGTCGCGTAGGTTTTGGTGGAGTCCGGCACAAAGATGTTGACGTTGCCCGTCAGGGTTCCTTCGAAAATAAGGATGCCTGCACGGGACTGATCGGACGCAGCGTTGGCTTCGGTAAGACTGACGTCGACGCTAGACACACTGACGATTGCCGTGCCTGCGATAGCAGCCGCGATAAGTTCGAGGTTGTTGTTGGTCTTGGAGCCCCAGGTCGTAGCGTTCTCGCCGGTCGCCTGAAGCTCAAGCCTTAAGAGGGAATCATAGGTAGAGGGCATTACTTGCGTTCCTCAAGGATTCGTGTTACTTTGTCGTCGATTCTATTTAACACAGTTGTTAGTTTGTTTTCAAGGGCACTGACCACCTCGCGCGTGGCGAAGTCCTTGTTCGCCTGGGCTACGTGAGCGTGGTGTTCGTCATGGACTTTTTCGATGCGCTTGGCCACGGCAGAAAGTTCCCTGTGCAAATAGGCAACGTAAGCTAAGGCTAAAGGCCACAAGAAGATCGAGAAGAAGTCCATGAAAGCTTGGGCGGTCATGTTGGCGAACTCATTGAGGGGGTCCACTGGGTTGGTGTTACTATGATGTTCAGGCCGGTCTCGGTGAGGAGGTAGCCTGAATCTTCTTTAGCCAGGTACATTGTAGTGTCTGCTTGCGGGCGCCCGTCGGGGACTTTGCGGGATTCGTAGCGGGGACGTGGTGGCCTGTTCTGGGGGTGCTTCTTAAGATCGTAAGCGCCGTCAAAGCAGGCCGAGCAGACGACAAGGTTAGTGGATTCTTTGCGAAGTTGGCGCCGGTAGTACTTTTGGCCACAACGGTCGCATAGGGACCAGACATTTACTCGCATGACTAAGGCCCATAGTTGGTCTGGTCAGGACGCGCATCAGGTACTTGTTTGAGTTCCCGGCGCGGCTTTGCAGAATAGTTTTGGGGGTGGCTTTTCTTGTCGAATTTTCCATCGTAACACCCATGACAAACGACAAAGTTGGTTGTTTCTTTGTAAAGGTCGCGCCGCTTGTAATCGAAACCACAGCGGTCGCAGACCGACCACATATCTAGGACGGACATTAGGGAGTTCCCCCAATGGTATTTTCTGGTGAACCGTTGTAGCGATTGACGGCATCCGAACGGCGCGCCCGTGTCGACTCCACGTTCAGGGCTGTCAGTTCTTCATCAAGGATGCTTTTCCAAATGGTGACAGCAGCAGCGTTCTTAGTCCAGGCGTTAGCGTACAGCATGCCTGCCGCGAAGAGAGCCGCATCAGTGTAGTTAGAAAAGTAGTTGGAGGGGTAGGCCGAGCTGAGGACCGTGACGCGCGGGATGTATTCGATCAAAGCCGTGGAGTTGGAAGGTGGGGTCGGTGCCAAGAAGATGGTTGCATTGTCTTTGGGCGCATAGTATTTGGTGGGCGCACAAGATGTGTAGTCTGGCCAATAGGCGGTAAGGAACTCGTTGTTTTGTTCAAAAAGAGTGTTCCAGCCGCCGGTAGCACAGACTTGAATGGACTTCAGAACTAACAGGTTGGAAGGCAAACTCAGGGTGCGGGTGGAGGCGCTGACGGAAACTTCGGTGAAGGTGATGATGTTGACCGGATCAAGACGTCGTTGCAAATGGGACTGGGCGCGTTCAACGATGGCAGGCAACGCGGACACGAACTCGGCGGAATCTTCCTCCATGTTCGCTTGGATGTCAGAAATGAGGGTGCTATAGGTGTAGGGCATTAGCGGCCAATCCTAATCAGAACCTTACCACGTTCACGGTCTTCGCGCATGGCGTCGCGCACCGCACGTTCGTATTCGCTTTTAAGAAGAGTTAAGCGGTCGGTGGGTACGCGGGGTCCGCGCCGCATACCAATCCAGTAGGCGAGGCCGTAGACGATGGCGGGCAGGAAGCGCCGAGGCACGTCGATGTTGTCAAAAGCGCGCAGCGTATCTTCGGCGTTCTTCTGGACGGTCAGCACGACAGTGTATGTTTGGTCGGGCAGCGGCCAGAAGTTCATGATGTTGGAGTCACGGCGCCGGTCCCACCAGTAGCGAGTTGGACGCCCGGTCTGGGACTTGGTGGGAATTTCCGCCCAGCGTTCGTAGCCGTCACGATCCAGCAGAATGTCAGTGGAGCTGGTGCGGATGCTAGCAGTCAGAACGTCAGAGATGTCAGCGCCGAACGAAAGTGAAGATACCGAAGCAGAAACGGGGACTACGGTGGTTTGAATTTTGTGTAGCAGGACGTTGCGGTTTTGAAGGTCCGTCAGCAGATAGTCGAGACCGCGCCGGGCACTGATTAGTTCGTCAGCGAGGACCGGGCCCCCGCCAACCATGGCAGCAGCATCCTGAAGTATGTCGTCGAAGGTGGGGTCAAAGGAGGCTACGCCGCTGGTTGCCATTGGCGCGACTCCTCAGACGACTCCATAAATGGTAACGAGTGGGCCGCCGCCTGCATAGGAGGTGCGGACGAAAGGTACATCAAAGATCACTTGGACGAGCGTGGTGGTTACAGCCGCAGTCACTTCGGCAAAAGCAATCCACGGGCCAGTCTCGAAGGGCGCGGCCTCGATGAAGATGGATGGGCCGGACGCTGCGCTTTTCTGAACGAAGAACGAGCGGGAGGGCGAGCCGTCGAAGCGGTAGTCAAGGTCGATTGCGTCGCTCGTCGCGGTCGCAGATGAGCTGACCTGAAAGGAAATGACGCGGATACTTTTAATGCCGGGCATGGGAAGCTCCTAAAGCAAGTAAGGCAGACCCCGCCCGGAGGAGGAGCCTGCCTTAACTTGTTAGCCGATTACGACGTGAACAATGACGGAACCCGCCGCCACAGTCGAAGTAGCAATAGACACGATGGCCTGGACCGTGGTATCCGCCGTCAGCACGATGCTGTTGGTGGAGACTTGGGCAGCAGAACCAGCGTAATCGCGGCGGCCTGCCGTGTTCACAGACGTAGCTGCGAACAGGGTAGCAGGGCTGGCCGAAGTGCCGACGGTAATCTTGGTGTCAAGGTTATCGTAGGCAGTCGTGATGTCAAGAACACATTCGTAGAAGTTAGAACCGGCAGGGGCCACGAACAGCGGAATGGTGGTAGCACCAACAGCCGTGCCTGACTTGGCAGTGTTTACTACTACGGAAAAGCGCCCCGGAACGCGGGCAGTCGTCATATCGACAGGGCTGCCGGAAGCTGGTTCGTGGTTGTCGATGTTGACAGGGAAACTAAAAGTAGTCATCTGATTTTCCTTAATGATGAAGGAAAGGGGACCGAAGTCCCCAATCCATTAGGTTGAACCAGAGGAGCCATACCACTGACGCCAGTCAGACCAGCCAAAGCTGTAACGCTCGCGGGCCTTATAGCGCATGTTGCCGGTCAGGAAGTCCACATCATCCTTGGTGGCCAGCGGCGCACGGATGAACATCTTGGTCCCGTTCGGCACATCAGTGCGAATGAACCAACCGTTCGTGTCCGTGAAGCGATGGTTGATGGTGTAGCCCTTCGAGAACAGGCCCATGTCCTTCATAGCGTTCGTGTCATTGTCAGCCGTACCGACGCGGAGGTCCGAGAACAGGATACGGTGGCCAACGAACTGAAGCTGTGGCGGAATGTGCAGGCTCACGGCGCGGGCGCCAATCAGCAGGCCACGGTCATCCTTGGTCAACGAGATGTTGATTAGGGCCGCTTCAAGGCCAGTTTCGGACAAGTCCGAGCTGACTTTGTTGGACTGCGTACCGGCAGCAAGCGTCGGGTGGTCGGAAGCGAACAGCGGCTTGCCGTCACCCCCAGCATAGAGGGAGCTGGTGTTGAAGCCGTTGTTGTAGACGTTAGCCGCCTTGACCTGCTTGGCATTAGCCATAGCGCGGCCCATCGCATTCGCCTTCATCTTGCCCGTCGTGCCATAGAGGTTGTCCTCGATAGCTTCTTCGGTGATGGCGAAAGCCATGGCAACGGTTTCGTGCGTGAAGCGGCTCGTCCAAGCTTCGGACGCGGTGTCGAAGAACACCTGATCGCCTTCCGACTTGACCGGGGCCGTACCAAAACCCGTCATCAACACTTCTTCTTCGAACGAACGATCAGAACGCTCGATGTCGAACAATGGTGTGTGTTCGTTATCGATGCTCTTATAGGCCGTGCCGAAGATCGCGTTAAGGCCGGGAACAAGCTGCTTCGCAAACTGTGCGCGAGTCAAAATAGACATTGTTCAGGTCCTCCTATTAGGCCGCAGAAACTTGCTGGAGGATCGGACCATTCAACTTCACAACCACAATCGGGAACGGATCGCCCCAGTTGTTGTCGACAATGTTGGCCAGACCCACAAGCTTCAGCGCCGTGCCTACAGCGGAAGTACGGGTGGACGCATCCAGCGTATACTGGGACGTACCGTACACCGAGTTAACATCGCCGCCCGATGCGGTCACATCAAAATTCAAGCCGAGGTCGCCCGCCGTAACGGAAGCGTCAGCCTGAATGATGAAGAGCGCGAAGGGATTGTCCACGATGTAGGCGGTCGGGCGGTCGGAACTTTCGTACAGGCCAGCCGAAGACGTATCTGCGGGGATTGAGTTCTTAAGTTGGGGCTGCTTCGTGGTCGGATCGATCCACGCAAAGCCAGCAGCGACACCCAGCAGGGGGCCACCACCTGTACCAACCGATGTGATTACGCCGCCCGACAGCTTTACCGGAGACCCCTTACCGAGGTCAGGGCAGTTAGCGCCGTTGGGAAGCGGATAAGCGCGGACTTCGTTGCCGTGGGTGCCAAGGGCCGCCACTGCGCGAAGACCGAACGGGGCATAAGATTGTGCCACCTTCTATCCTCCTTCGTTGTGTTATCCAAATGAGGGACGTCGCCCTCTGGAAAAGCGTTTTGAACCTTCATTGACAAAGTTTTGCCTACGGCCCATGTTGTCTTCGTAGCTAATTGTCTTCAGATCGAAAGCCTGCTCCGCTTGAATGGCCCTATCTTCAGACCACTTTTGGATGGCTTCCGCTTTCCGTCGAGGTAGCTTTGCGAAGACCAGGTCTCCGTTGATAGCTGAACCTGCCAAAGCAGAAATCTTACTTTCAAGACCGGGGAAAACGTATCCATCGGGAACATCCTCAATGGGAACGAATGACCACCCTTCTCGCATACGCTGTGAGATGTTGTTGAAATCATCTTGGTCCCCTACCCGGAAGCGAATCCATCTATAGACGAATGCGTCTGCGTCGGGCATCGGGGGAATTTCTAGCGCATTGGGAGGATTATACTCTGTTTCCAGAGAATTTTCAAGTGCTTCGTCAACGGCGTTGTTAGGGGTCGCGAAGAGTTTGTTTTTCATTATAGAATCTCCGTATATTGACTGACGGTCTGGGCGGCACGTTCGGTCTTGACCTTCTCGCGGGCATACTGTTCGACGGTAATCCCTAGGTGATTGGCCATTTCCCGGTCAGCCTGCGTGATAATTACGCGGACTTTGCCGGAAGCAGGTGCCGGTGTGGACCTGTTCTGGATGGTAGGGTTGTTGGCTGGCTGACGGGCCGGGGCCTGGCTACCGAGCTTGTGGGGGAACTCCCGCTGGAGCCTCTTGTCAAGTTCTTCAAAATAGTCAGGGTCTTCAGGGGTATAGCCGTCGCGGACCATTTGTTGGTCAACAACGCGGGCACCGGCAGTCATAACAACGTCCTTGTTGAACCAGCTTTTGTTGCGGTTATACCACTCCATGGCAACGGGGCTGGGTTGACGCCTAGGCTGCTGAGGCTGTGTCTGCCGGGTCTGCGGCTGGGCTGCCGGTCCAGATTGCTGAACCGGCTTGGTAGGGATTGAGCGGCGTTCCCTTTCCACTTGTGATCGTTCAGATGTAATCTGGGACATCCGCTGCTGGACGTCGAAAATCTTTTCGCGGTCCCCAGAATCGAAGGCTTGATCGAAGTCGCGGCGAAGGGCTTGCATAGCCGTATCGAGCTGCTTGGCGTAGAGGTCGAAGCCAATGGCCGCTCCCTCGTTGGCATCAGCTTCGTAGCGACGAGCCCGGTTCTCGGCGTCGGCAAGACGGGCTTGCGTTTCGGTGAGTTGTCTGGCATAGATGTCGCGTTGGTTCTTAAGTCGCTGGCTTCGTGTCTGCCGCCTTGGACCACTGGAAGAGGAATCAGATGGACTCTCGTCGTCAGACTCGTCATCTTCAGAGCGCGTGGAAGCGGCTGCGGGTGCGGGCGCCTGAACAGCTTCTGGAGGAGACTCAGCAACAGACTCTTCCACAATCTCAATGTCGGATGCTTCTGAAGCGGCTGCGGCTTTGCTTGGGTTGTCGAGGTCGATTTCTTGATAGCCGGATTCGGACATGATTTATTCCTTGAAGTTAGAGTCGAGATATTCCGGGGTATCGACCACAAGCTCGATGCTGGAAGCTTTGATTAGAAGGAGCTTCACGCCCTTCCAAAAAATCTTCTGGCCTGTAAGTTTTGAGTACACGATATGGTCGCCGGGCTTGACCCAAGGACCTTTCCGGTATATGTCTTCGTCAATGAATGCGAGTTCGCCCAAAGCAAGGACGCGGCCCACAGTGTTGAGATACTCACGGTCTTCTCGGAATGAATCTGGAAGAAGGATACCGCCCGCAGTTTTGCGCCTAATAGGCACAGGTCGGACAAGAATCCCCACTCCGGGAATCCGTGGCAGTGGCGTTGGGTCTGACACTTCGTCAGCCGAAATCCACTGGTCGTTTGAAATGGCCCCGTCTAGGGGCGCGTGGGTAGTAAGCATTAGTTCCTTTCCTCTGGGGGAGTAGATTGGAAGAGGTCTTTTAGGATGGTGACGGCAAGACCCAAGCCGCTTATAACGCCGCATGCGCGAGCGTATTCGTCATAGGAGGTTGCTGACCCCCTAGCTAAAGCGTCTTTCTTTTGATCGACATGCTTCTGGACTTCGGCAACGTAATCTGATAGTAGTTTCATGCGAGGGGCTTGTTAGCTCTTTCTGCAAGTCTTTGAGCTTGAATATCCGCTAATTTAGCTGAGTTGTCAAGTATTTTCCCAGTAGCTACAATTTGGGTTTGCTTCTGTTGGTTCTGGGCCTTGAGGAGCATGTCGGTTTCCTTTAAGTCCAGTTCGCGATTCTTCAGAGCAAGCTTGGCTGACTCGCGGGTATCTTGGGATTGGATACGTTCGCCAGCCATCTGAAGTTCAGCAGCTTGCAGTTGAAGCATTTGCTGCTCGACGTTAGCTTGCTGGGCTTGCGGATTGCTGGCCGCCGAGATTTGCACAAGCTGGGTAGCGATCTGGGCCTGGACGTTTTCGTCCTGAATGGGCATGCCCATCTGCTGGGCGAGTTGCATAGCTTGGGCAATAAACATCAGTACCTTGTGTTCAGCGATGTTGGCTGAAAGGACCTGCTGACCAAGCGCGATAGTTTGGTCGTTAGCGCCCTGCATCTGAGGTGCTTGGAGGAAGGCGGTCTTGACAGCAATGTGGGCTGTATGGTTCTGACCTAACTGTGCCTTGATGGCCTTACCGCTCATGGCCACTTGAATTTCAGTGAGGGGGTCGGCGCTGATGGCCTGGGCTTCAGGGTTCGTCATAAGCTTGTCGATGGACTCGACGCCCAGGGCAGCATAGTAACGGCGCAAGGCTTCGCGCATGTCGTGGAACTGCGGGAACTGTTGAGCTGTGTTGAGTTCAATCTGAGCTTTGGCTACGCGCTGCGACTCGGTGAGAGCGTTGGGGTCAGAGGCCGGGATGACGTCAACGAATTGGGGATTGAAGTCGGTGCGCTGAACGTATTGGTTTTCGGCACCCACCACGAAGTTGATGGTGTCAGGTAGGTTCTCGAAGTTCAGTTCCCCAATCAGCTTTAGGAACTCGCCCTGTGACTGATGGAGGCGCTTATGGATCGAGGAGTAGAAACGCTGCGAAGCTTCAAGCAAAGCTAGGGTAGTTGCCGCCGGGCCGTAGTTGGTGCTATTGGCAACGACCTCGTCAGCGGAGTCAGCAAACTTCTGACCAGACTCGACCATATACTTCATGAGGCTGAAGAGCGTTTGGCTAGGTTCCTTGGTGGGAAGCGGGAGGAACGCCTTCTGAAGTTCTTCAGGTGACAGGTTGACGTCGCGGAACTCACCGAAGCCGAGGGGAGTGTCGGATTCGGCGAACTTGGCGTCTTGGGATTTGAAGCCCGCCGTCCAGTTAGCATATTGACCGGAGTCGACTAGGGCGCGCAGCGCAGCAGAAGTAGAGGCGGCAAGGTCACCGATTAGGTGGACGTAACCGAGGGAATAGAAGCCGAAGGCCGGGATGAACTGGTCGATAGTGTACCAAAGGCGTTTCGTCATGGCCAGGTCTTCTTCGCGCCAGTTGCGGCGGACAGAGTAGACGTTGCCAGTCTTGACGTTGAAGTGAATGATGTAAGGAGCGGAGCCGCCTTCGGGCAGCAGAGGGTCGTCTCCTTCCAAATCGAGGTAACAGTGAGACTCGCCGACCGTAAAGCCCTTGCGCTCAAGGGACATGTCGAAGCCTTGGGCGCTGGCGATGGCTTCGGTAATTTCGTTGGTATCGAGGGTTTCTTCAGCGTCGTTATCGGTAAATTCGCGGAAGGTGTCGGAAGCGACCAGGTTGTCCATCTTGCGCGTGGACAGTTCCATGACCTCGATGTATTCTTCGGCATCCTTCAAGTGGGAGACGGAAGGGTCGATGTAAAAGTTTTCGGCGTAGACGATAGTCGGGTCAGGCGCTGCGGTCGAAGAATTCCAACCAGCTTTACGGATGCCAGTACCCATGAAGCCGACGCGAAACAGGTTACGTTCAAGGTCGCTATAGAAGCCGGGGATTTGCTCCGTAAGCTGGTAGTTCATGTAGGTGCGGACACGCAGGGCACTGTTCTCCCTGGTTACGTCAACGTAGCCACGGACCTTGGTGCGGACAGGGCCTTTCGCAGGCCAGAGTTCTTGAATGGCTTTGGCTTGGAACTTGACTACGTTCTCGATCAGAAGGGGATGGACAGCCGTACAGGCACCTTCGACGTCCGTGACGCCCTCGCCCGTGGTGTTCAGGCCAAGGTAGCGGATGCCCTGCTTGATCTTCTCTTCCCACTGCTGGCGGGAGTTCTTGTAGTTCTGGAGGGCATCTTGACGAGCGGAGCCGATGTCACGTAGAATGGCGTCGTCCATGGATAGGGCCAAGTTGGCACCAAAGGACATGTCGACTTCGATCACCTCTTCAGGGACTTCTAGTTCTAAGGTTACCTCAGAGAACTCGAATTCCATTTCAGGGGCTTCTTCAAGATTATCAGACATGGGTCACTTGGCTCCAATAGCTTTTGAAAGAACGGCGGCGAGATACCGGGTCGGGGGTGCTGACCGCCTCTTGGGTTAATTGGTAGCGGCGCCGTAAGTACAGAAGCGCCATGACCATAGAATCGACCGCGTCATCATGGGCGCCCTTTGGGAACTCAAGGGCTTCTTGGAGGAGTTCGGCTGCGAACTTCTTGCCAAGGGGTAGCCAAACGCGCTGCCGCTCAACGATGCCGCTGACGGCATGGGCACGTGCTACTTTATCACGATCCGGCTGGAAAGGCAATACTGGTAAGCCGTTAAGCTTAAGGTCTTGAAGGAGGGACTGACCGGAGGCTTTGTTTTCGATGATTATACGGTCGGGCTTATACATGCTGTATTGCTCTTTGGCGGCTGCCCGGAGCTGGGGGAAGGACCAACGGCCCCTAACTTGATTCAGGAGGATGGCGTTAGGCTCCTGATATTCATAGCCTTTTTCGTCCGTGAAGGTCAGGTGGAAGATGCCCCAAGTCTGAATGACGGAGTAGTCAGCTTTGGCTTTGGTGGAGAAGGCCGTGTCTAAGGTCTGAATTATTTCGTCACATTCGGGCGGATCGTCTTCATCCCAGTCCTGAAAGTCATCCTTGTTGAAGACGTTGCCATCCTCGCCGGTCGGGGTCTGCATATACAGGGCGCCCCAGTCTCCCCTGTTAAGACCTTCGCGGGTAGCGATAAGGTCATCCATGGTGATAAACTCAGGCCAGTAGCTTTCGTTCTCTGGTAGCATTAGGTAGTCGGCGGCAGGCTTGTCAAGGATGGCTGGGATGGCTATGAGTTCCCACTGATCGACGCGCGCATTGCGGGCGGACTTGTCTAGGAGGAAGCCGCTCAAATCACGCACGTGCCAACGCGTATTGACAAGGATGATACGGGAATCAGGCAGCTTACGAGACCGGAAGCCGGGGCCATACCAGTTGTTGACCCGCTCGCGTTCAGTGTCAGATTTGGCAGTTTGTTCCGAGAGGGGGTCATCAAGAATGCCCAAGTTGAAGCGGTAACCGGCGATGGACTTGCCCGCACCGGCTGGCATAAAAGACCCGCCTGTCACGAGCTTCCAGCCCGTAACGCCAGACATGTCGTCGCGGATGTGGACACCGGGGAAGATTTCTTGGTATTCGGTGGAACGGAGGAGATCGCGGATTCGGCCCGAGCATTCCACTGCTTTGTCGGTAGTGTGCGAAATCCACATGATACGCCAGTTGGGGTGACGACCCAGACACCATGCAGTGTACAACATCAGGAGGACCGACTTCATGGAACCCGGCGGTAGCGCCAGCATCAAGCGGTCAACAAGACCCCTGTCAACTTCCTGAAGGGTGGCGGCGATAGCTTCGATGTGGCGCCCGTCACGGTATTCGTTCCCATCGAGCATTAGGGAGGCGAGGAGCTTGACGAACACATAGAAGTCTTCTTGCGCCTCCAGTACCGCTTTTTGGTGGAGGGCGTCAGCCAGTTCGGCCTTTAGTTGGAGAAGCTTTTCGTCTTTAGTGGATGCGGAGTTTTCGCTCAATGTCGGGCTCTGCTTCCTTGAGGATGGCGGTCAGTTCGCTAATGCGCGTATCCAGTTCCTCTTTAGAGTGGATGGTGCGGTGCGTGATTTCTTTCTTCTCGACAAACATGCCCAGGTACTTGGCGAGGTTTTCCATGGCTCGGTTGGCGTTGGTGAAGTCGCCTGAGCCTAGGGCTTGTGTGGCAATGTCGTTGAACCAGCGAACGACATCTTCTACGTTAATTTTCATACGGGCTTTCTCCTCGATCTCGAAGGCAGTGACTAGGTCATTGAAGTGTGGAAAGGCCAGATTCTTGTTAGCCATGGCCAGCAGGACTGCGGGATTGACGGTATCGTAACCCGCAAGACGCATGGCGCCACATTTGTTGGAACGGCCATTCAGGGCATATTGACGGGCGAACTCAACTTGCTTAGGGGTTAGCTTTCTAATCTTGTTGATCTTGTCCCAAGAAGCTTGCCACGTTTCGCGCAGATGGTCCTTCAGGTTACGGATAGCTTTGACGTTTTCAGCGCGAATACCGTGCCCAGGCTTGTGGATGTTCATGGTTTTGAGTTCGCGCTTGTGCTTGGCCACTCGATCCTTTTGAGAAGGGGGGTTGCCATTACGTTCCCGCGCAGTCTTCTTTAGTGTGTCGTAATATGCAGGTAGTTTCTTGGTGCTGATTTTGGGAACGTATGGCTCGTCGATCATGTGGGTGCAGGTTCCTCGTCATCTTGACGAACGATGGAAATACGCGAGCGACCCTTCTGTTCGGCGGCGCTAGAGCGACCTGCATTGAAGATACGCAGACCTTGACGTTCTAGGGCCGGGCGAATACGCTTGAGTTCCGCAGCAAAGCTGTGGGAGGTCTGAGGTAGGCGCTCGCGGGGGCCGATGTTCATTTCCAACTGTCCAATCAAATCCGAATAGGTTCCTGAGAACTCCTTTTGTTTTGCCATCATGCGTATCAGAGCAGATGCCATGCCGTTAAATTCAAGCATTTGGCTTTCAGCGGCGGAGCGGTTATTCTTATAGACTTCCATAAGACGACCCGGCACCCAGCCAAAAGCTTCCTCGGCGGCAACGGCCCACACTGCGAATGCAGACATGCGTGGCTTTTCAGCTAAGACTACATTACCATAGTTTTGCACAGCTTTCAATGCTGCATTCATCAGGGAGCCTAGTAGTCGTGGATGGTCGATGTGGAAGTTGTCCCAGTATTCAGAATCATCACGGCGTAGGCGCGGGTCAATGCGGGGCAGGTGAACGTGGATGGAGCGATCCACCAAGTCACCACGCTCGACTACGTCAGGGATACCGTTCATGGCCACGGGCCTACACACGCGGACGGCAGACTCTTCGGCGTTGGTGTAGAGGGCACGACCACCTTGAGCCCCGGTGCCGGTGCTGATGACGCAAAGGGCATCGGACATCTTGTTGCTAATGTAGGATACGTTGTCGAAAGCCAAGATGAAGGAGTTGCGTACCATGGCCTGAAGGTCGCGTTGGTCTTCAGGTGGAGTACGCATGTCGAGGGCATGAGGGTCAATAATGCGGCGCATCAGGCGCAGAACGGTGGACTTGCCCGAGCCTTGTTCGCCTGAGATGGTCAGGACAGGGTAGGGGCCCTCCGGACGCAGGCAGCCGAGAAGCCAGGCGGTTAGCAACATCAGGGTGTCGTCGTCGGACGCGATGTACTTGCGAAGCAGGGTCGGGAACTCAGATGGGGGTGCGTCGAAGTCAGGCTCGATCAGGGGCAGAACGCCAGCACCACGCAGCATACGGATGTGGGTAGGGCCACCCTTCACAAGTTCGATGCCGGTCGGTGTGATGCGCCAAGCGTCGTTTGCGTCGTTGCCCGTATCAATGTAGAGTTCGCCGATGCGCCCGCCTACGCGAATGAAGTCCTTGAGTTTGGGACCCCGAGTGCGGGTCCAGTGCGCGAAGTAGGTTTGGGCGGAATTGACAAGATCGCCGTTAGGCACCAGGCTGATTTGATCGACGCAGAAGGTAGAAAACCAGCCACGGAAGTCACAGTTGCCGACAGGGGCTATGGCCATGGTACGGCGAACGCCAAGTTCAGTATAGTCCAAGAAGAGTCGCCCATCTTCGGTGGTCCACGGGGTCAGTTGGGCTTTTGCGTCATTGAGAAGTTGGACGCGGTTCACTTTGTCAGACATGTAAGGCTCCTTGTTAAGAAGCGCATACTAGCCTAGGTGAGAAAGGTACGCAAGTAGATTCTCACTCGCTCACTCGATGATGCGATAATTGGTGTTGGTTAGGATGGCAAGGATCGAAACGAGAACCGCATTGATAGATGTGATAGCAGCGGAGTTAGTGACGCCGGTAGCGGATACGGCACTGACTCGGATTTCAAGAACCGATACGACGTTGTTGGTAGAGGTGAGGGCTGCCGAGACGTTGTTAACTTGGACTTGAAGCGCCGATATAGAAGCTGATACCGCAGCTACGCGCACAGTAAGGGTAGACACAAGAACCGATACTGCGTTGACTTGGGACTGGATTGCCGAAGCTTGAGCCGAAACAGTACTGACGCGGATTTCTAGAGCAGAAACGACGTTGTTGACAGAAGTGATAGCAGCAGCGTTGACTGAGGTAACGGCGCTGACGGCAGCGACTTGGATGTTAAGGGCGCTGACGGATGCTTGCGTGTCGATCAGGACGGTGGAGTTAGTAAAGACCCCGGCACTTGTATTCCAGGCAATAACTTCGTTATTGGCAATGGAGGCGCTGCTGGAGGTTTTGACATCGTGAAGTTCGCCAAGTTCGTAGCCATTTTGGGGCTTGACATAAATAGAACCCGCGCCGACAGAGCCACCCTTGACAATATATCCAATTAAGACTAGATGCTGGGGTGCGATAGGCTTAGTGGGGGTCAGTTCACCGGCTGAAACTGGAGATAGATAGACGATCTGACCGTCAGTGAAAGCATTTGTATTTACGTTGCGTACAATACCATCAGTAGCTACATAGCCAGAATTGTTGACGGAGACCGTCTCAAGCATGATGCCTAGGACTGTGGCACTATTGGCATCACTGTCAGCTTGGGCTAACTTGACTGTAAGGCGTTGGCCGGAAGCCCCTGTGACCTCGACAACCTTACCCTTCGAAAGAGTAGCGGCTGTGTTGTTGTAGACATAGGCTACTTCGCGCTGGCCAACAAGTAAGTTAGAGTTGCCCCCTGTCAACCCAATGTCAAGCGTTCCGTATTCGATGTCCCAGTGTAACCGCCCAACTGACGTAGCAATGGTAGTAGAGGTGTCGAACTCGATGTATTGGACGGCATCCATGAAGTCGCCGACGCGGTTGACTTTAGTGGAGAGGACAGCGTTGATGGAGGTGATGGCTGCGCTATTGACAGATACGGATGCAGATACGGCAGTAAGGCGGATGTCAAGGGCCGAGACGACTGCGTTGATGGAAGTAACAGCGGCTGTGTTGGTGGATACCACAATTGACAGGTTGCTAACGCGAACTTCTAAGGCTGCGATAGCGG